CGGCATTTCAGTTTTATCCAGCCGACTGGCGCAAAGATGCAGACCTTCAATCCTGTTCCATTGGTGCGCGGGGGCTTTGGGTGGAAATGCTCTGCGTAATGCACGAATGCACCCCCTACGGTCATCTGTGCGTGAACGGCAAGCCAATGACTGAGGGCCAGCTTGCCAGGCTCGTCGGGGAGCCGGTAAAGCAGACCCTTAAGTGGCTGGCGGAGTTAGAGGCTGCTGCCGTGTTCTCAAAGGACGATCAGGGCCGTATCTATTCCCGCCGCATGGTCAAGGATGAGCGCCTGAGAAACATACGAGCAGAGGCCGGCGCGATGGGCGGCAACCCTGTTTTGCTTGGCAACAAGGATAAGCAAAAGGTTAACCAAACGGATAACCATAGCGTCAAGCAAAGTCCAACCCCTTCTTCTTCATCTTCTTCTTCATCTACTACTTCCTTAACACCTAAAACCAGCGCGCAGGGCGCTTGTATTCGGCCAGATGAAATCCCGGAGCAGGTTTGGAACGACTTTCTGAAAATCAGAAAAGCGAAACGGGCACCCCTTACCGACACGGCTCTTGATGGCATACGCAGTGAAGCGGCGAAGGCTGGTTGCTCCCTAACGCAAGCCCTTGAAACCTGCTGTCGGCGTGGCTGGCAGGGTTTTGAGGCGGCGTGGGTAACTAACGAAACACCAAAGGAATTCGGCAAAACCTCGCAAGCAATCGCCCTACTCGAAGATATGAAAGGTTAATCATGGTCTGGTTTAAAGACGCAGTTATCAGTGGATTGCAGATGCTCATGGCGTTGCGGTTGAGGAACTCGCCGTCTGCGGAAACGATGCAAGCACTGACGAAGGTATGGCTCACGGCGTTGTCTACACGCCCGATTGAGTGGGATGAAAAACTGGACTTGCCCAGGTTGAAAAAAGCCTTTACCGAACTCGCCGCCAGATCCACGCACTGGCCTGCGCCGGCAGACCTAATCGCTGCCATGCCGCCAAGGGCCAATCAATTCAAGTTGGAATACAAAGCAAAAAGCACGATGACGCCAGAGACTCGGAAACTGCTGGATGGCTTGAAGGTCAGGCTGAAAGCATGAATCAGCAGACTTGGCGCTACAGCAAAAACTACGCCGAGCATCGCCGGATATTCGGTGAAAAGCAGGCTGAGCGTGTGCGACTGAGGAAGGTGAAGCGGGAGTTGTTGAAGCTGTTTACTGAGATTTTCTCAACCAAAGGAGAGTGAGTATGGCGAGTAAGGCTGAAGCGAACGCAAGTGGTATTGGATTTTTTGGGTTGCTGGCTGTCGTATTTATCACGCTGAAACTGACCGAGATTTCAGTGGTTGCAACGTGGTCGTGGTGGTGGGTGCTGGCCCCGCTGTGGATGCCTGTGGTTATTGTGCTGACGATTTTTCTTGTTGGTTTCTTGGTTGTTGTATTTATCACTAAGTGAAACACCTAGACCGCATCCACGCCATCCCCTGCGTCCTGTGCGCTCACCTTGGGCTTGGATCGACCCAAAGCGAGGCGCATCACGTTGAAAGCGTGAGGGATGGTCTGAGCGACTACGCCACGGTGCCGCTTTGCACGGAGCATCACCGGGGAGCCACGGGCGTTCATGGATTGCGCCGGAGGGGCTTTGAGATGCGCTACCGGCTGACTGATGTGGATCTTCTGGCGATGACGATTAAGGAGTTGATGCGATGAGTGATGTCTTTACGCGGTTTGACGTAAAAATACGGTCGGCAGAAAAGAAGATTGCCGGCGAAATTGATGGTGAGTACGCAAGGTTGCGTAAGGAAGGTCTTAATCCACTAGAGGCAGCTTACGTGGTAAGCGAAGCCCTTGGGTTTGTATGTATGCCACCGCCTGATGACATGCGCGAATTCCTTTCAACCTACGTGCCTGGAAAAAAACGGGAGGAATCATAAGGCGCGCCGCGAAGGTAGACACCAATCACGGAACAATCCGAGAGTCCTTCCGTCACATGGGCTTTCACGTAGTAGACACTTCAAGGATGGGCAAGGGCTTTCCAGACCTCCTGATAAGCCGATCCTTAATAACCGCAGCGATAGAAATAAAGCGCGACAAAAAAGCAAAGCTAACCGATGACCAGATGGAGTTTCACCGTTCATTCAAAGGGCATATTTTTGTTGTAACCGACCATGAGGACGCCATAAAGGTGAATCAAATCATGATGCAGGAAGCGGAGTATCGGGTGAGGGGGTTTAAGGGATGAATAGGCCATCGTTCCTGCAAGACTTAACTTTGGAGCATTTCCCGTTAGAGGTTGCGCCGAGGATCGGAACGACATTGATTGTCAGGGTGGTGCCAAAGTCATTCACCAAGCGGGCGAATACCAGTGTCCATTGCGTCATTACTTCGCTGGAACCCTTTGCGTTAAAACCAGTCCAGATTACGCGCTCATTCTGGTGGCCGCTGGATTACTCTCATACGAGAAAATTGAAATGACCTACGCCCTCCTAATCACAGCTTGGATGATCTGGAGTCTTGCATGGGGCAAGGCGTTTGAGTGGGCGGAACAGTGGGAGACAGAATGACAATTTCACGCCGAGGCTTCCTAACCGCGATGCTAGCTGCTGGCGCTGCCCCTTATGTCATGTCATCGGCTATTGGGCGGGGAGTGCTGATGCCGGTGCGGGAGATATGGACGCCCCCGAACGATCTGCAATGGACTGAATACGAAATTGCGCTTGCCAGAAGCATTCGCAAGGGCGGCGCATCAATCATCAACATCCTTCCGCGCCTTTATCAATGACCGAGCCTGAGCGCATAGACTTCACCAAGATCATTGCCGAGATAGAGGGCATGGGTAAGAGCCTCTACTACATCGCAAAACTGATGCGCCGCCAATACACACAGGTCAAGAGATGGAAGGCTGGCGCGGGGATTGAACATTACGAGGGGCAGATGCTGCTGGCTATTCACGATGATGTAAAAGTCGATCACGATAAATTGGTTTCACAAGAAACCTTACGTGGCGTAACCATCATCTTGTGACAACCTAAACCTCAGCGCATAGTATCCAGATCAAGCGGGAGAACCGTTTGATGAAGGCCCGCGAAGAAGCGGGCTTTTTTTATGGGTATGCCGAAAGCGGATGTTGCGGTATCTGGAGTTAAGGATCGCCAGTCTATCGACTGATTGGCCGCAGACGCAGCGAGTAGGTAATTTTGGAGTCATGCAACATGCGCCCTCCGTCAATCAACACCTCCCCCGTCGCTACCTCCCAGCGATTCGACGCGAAGGGCGCACCTTTGATGGCTTCTGAGATCACCTAATGGCCGCAAGAATCAACCGCAAGCACTCTGAGGACATCCGAAAGAAGATTCAATCTTCCGTGATCCTGAATCGCCTGCAAAAGCACTTCAACGGTGAGTTGGAGTTGACCCGCACCCAGTTGAAGGCTGCGGAAATCATGCTGGACAGGTCAGTGCCAAAACTCTCGCAAATTCAACACACTGGCGATGACGGTGGCCCGCTAACCATTCAGGTCGTCAGATTTGACAACAGTCAGGCTACCTAACCAATGGACGCCACGCGCCTATCAAATGCCAGCGTGGTCATACCTGGAGAACGGTGGCAAACATGCTGAACTGGTCTGGCATCGTCGGAGTGGTAAGGACGAGGTTGGCCTTCATCGGACGGCTGTGGCTGCGTTTGAGAGGGTCGCAGGCTACTGGTATATGCTCCCCGAGTATAAGCAAGCCCGTAAAGCGATCTGGGACGCAATCAATCCCAAAACGGGCAAGAAGCGGATTGACGAAGCGTTCCCCCAAGTCATCCGTAAAGCCACGCGGAACCAAGAAATGATGATTGAGTTCATCAATGGTTCCAGCTTTCAGGTCGTGGGGTCGGACAATCCTGATTCCCTCGTTGGCTCACCCCCCGTAGGCATTGTCTATTCCGAGTGGGCGTTGTCAAACCCTGCGACAAGAGCCTATCTCCGTCCGATCATCATGGAGAACAATGGCTGGCAGATATTTAATACAACGCCACGGGGTAGAAACCACGCTTTTGACACACTGAGGTCTGCCCAGAAAGACCCCAAAGCCTTCGCTCAAGTCTTGGATGCGTATAGCACCGGAGTCTTTACAAGAGACCAGCTAGACGGTGAATTACAGGCTTACATCAATGATTTCGGTGATGAGTATGGTCGGTCGAAGTTTGAACAGGAGTATCTCTGTTCATTCGACGCCGCCAATCTGGGTGCGATCCTTGCCAGACAAATAGCGATAGCCGAGCGTCAGGGCCGGATTAATGACGATGTGTGCTTCGATCCTGAAGGCGCACCGATTGAGATCAGCTCGGACATAGGACGTCGGGATACGTCTACTTGGTGGTTCTGGCAACCGCAGGTCGGTGGTTATCAAATCGTTGACTACGACGGCGGGTTTGGTCTGGACGCGGAGGAATGGGCCGCAAGGCTCAATGAAAGACTGAGTAAATACAAGCTGGCCTCTGGTAAGCCGGCTCTTGGAAAGATATGGCTGCCCCACGACGCCAAGGCCAAGACCTTCGCGGCGAAGAACTCAGCCGTAGAAATATTCCTTAAGTGCTTCGGTCACGACAAAGTGGCCATAACCCCCGATTCTCACATCGAGGACAGGATCAACGCTGCCCGCGTTCTCTTACCCCGTATCAAGTTCAACGAATCCAAGTGTGAACGTGGTCTTTCTGGTCTGAGGTCGTGGCAATACGCCTACTCGGAGGAAAACCGAGCTTTCAGTCAAACGCCAGACCATAACTGGGCCTCACATGACGGTGACGGCTTCTCATACGGCTGCGTAATCATGCGTGAGCGTGTAATTGAACCCAAGTCGAACGACGTCATCCGTGGGGTGACGGTTGGGAACATCCATGGCGTAACCATTGAAGAAATGTGGAAAACCGTGCGTCCGGCTAGCGCCAGAATTTAAAGGAAAAAACATGGCAATCGTTCAAGAGTCAGGAACTCCAATTAACACCACGGCTACCGCGACCGTATCAAAGGTCAGCGGGTCACTGTTGGGCTTCTACGTGAACTCGACGTCAAGCGGAACCCTGGTATTTAGGCAAGGTTCCGCTGGTGCCGCTGATGGCTCAGTCATCAGCGGCACGATTACCCCTGCTATTGGCTTTCATCGTTACCCGGCTTATTGCAAGGACGGTTGCCATGTGACTGTTGGGGCGACGATTGACGTCACTATCTTCTTCTCCGCTAATTAATGCCCGTCGAACTCAAAGACCGTAAGCGCACTACCACGAGTCTTAAATCGTGGCTGGATGACATCGCCAAATACGACCGCGAGTTCAAGAAGTGGGAAGGGCGTAGCGAGAAGATCATCAAGCGGTATCGGGATGATTTCAGGAACTCAGGACAGGGTTATTCCATGTCCAAGTTCAATATTCTCTGGTCGAACGTCCAGACACTTACGGCAGCTACTTTCGCCAAGATGCCCAAGCCGGACGTCTCTCGGAGGTTCAGGGATAACGACCCGATTGGTCGTGTGGCATCGCTTATCTTAGAGCGGGCGCTGGACTATGAAATCCAGCATTACACCGATTACCGGGCGAATCTGAAGAACGGCGTGCAGGACAGGTTCTTAGGTGGTCGGGCTACTTCATGGATTCGTTATGAGCCGCATTTTAGGGCAGTTCAAGAAAACGTGCCGACTGATGGGCTTCAGGTTACAGAAGATGTTGATGAAGGTGACGAGGAGTTGGATTACGAATGCGCTGCGGTGGATTATGTCCATCCCTGCGACTTTGGTCACTCAGTAGCAAGAACTTGGGAGGAGGTGAACCGCGTCTGGCGCAAGGTCTACATGACCAAGGATTCCGGTGAGAAGCGGTTCGGAAAGGAAAAATGGGCGCTGGTTCCGATGGACGCCAAGATTCCGTTGGAGCAAAACCAATACACCGATGTCGGTGGAATGGATGCTCTCGAACGTGGTTGTATCTACGAAGGATGGGATAAGTCCAAGAAAAAAGCCGTCTGGTTCACGAAAGGCGTTAAGGACTTTCTGGATGAGAGAGACGATCCGTTAGGTCTGGAGGAGTTTTTCCCTTGCCCTCGTCCGTTGTGGGCCACGCTGACTAACGAGACCTTGGTTCCGATCCCTGACTTCACGCTGTATCAGGATCAAGCCAACGAGCTGGATATTCTGGCCGACCGCAAGGATGGGTTGATTAAGGCGTTGCAAGTTAAGGGCGTTTATGACGCCTCTGAGACCGCTTTAGCGCGAATCTTCACTGAGGGTGAAAACAATACCCTGCTGCCGGTTAAAAACTGGCAAGCCTTCAGCGAGAAGATGGGTTTGAAGGGTGCGATTGATATCGTAGATATCATCCCAATCGCTCAAGCCCTTGAGCATTGTTACAAAGCCGAGAGATCGGTTAAAGCGGATATCTACGAGATTACGGGTATCTCGGACATCATCAGGGGGAACACTGAGGCGTCTGAAACTGCTACTGCTCAACAGATTAAAGGTCAATACGCCTCACTCCGGCTGAAGCAATACCAGGAGGAAGTCTCGCTTTACGCCACACAGATTCTGCAAATCAAAGCGCAGATCATCTGCAAGAAATACGACCCGAAAACGATATTGCAGATTTCGGCTGCTGACCAGCTTTCAGAACATGACAAGCAGTTGATTCCGAAGGCAATGGAGTTACTGATCGGCGTAGACCGTTGGGTATCTTTCATGCAGGGCATGCCAGCTCCCGAAGGAATTAAAGAATCCAACGTGTTGCGTTCGTTCCGCATCGAAATTGCTGCGGATACCTTGGTTTACATGGACGAGCAGGCCGAGAAAGAGTCGAGGATTGAATTCCTGACGGCTGTGGGCACGTTCTTGGAGAAGGGTGGATTGATCCTTGCCCAAACTCCTCAGCCGGCTCAGGGGCCAGTTTCTGGCCTTCTGATGGAGATGCTCAAGTTCGGCGCTGGTGCGTTCAAGGTCGGGAAGGCTATCGAAGGGATTATCGACGAGACCGCCGAGAAGTTGAAGCAGATCGCTTCACAGCCTCCAGCTCCTCTGCCGCCAGACCCGAAACTTCAGGTCGCTCAGATTCAAGCCCAAGCCGAGCAGCAAAGAACAGAAGCTGAGATGCGGATGCTTCCGATGGAAATGCAAGCCGAGGGCATGAAAGCCCAGGCTGCGATGGTTGGCGCTGAAGCCTCCATGATTGTGGCTGCTGAAAAGACCCGTCAGGCCAAGATTCAAGCGGCTATGCCTCCTAAACAACCCGGTGATGGGAGGGCACATTGATGCTCAAGCCCTACACGCCGTTGAGGATTGCCGGATACCTGCACAACCGTTTCCGGTTCTGGGTATTGGCCAAGCTAAACCGTGTTCCGATTAAGTGGTTTGACTACCGCTTCACGTTTATTAATCGGTGGCCGTCTCTATGAGAAAACGCTACGTCTACCGCAACGGTGAAATGGTCGAGGTCGGCGCTGATTACGTGCCTGAACTTCGTCAGTCTCATTGGCAAGTCATGCCAGATATCAAGCCTTACAAATCCATGATCGACGGCTCTGAGATTACCTCTCGTTCACGCCATAGGGAGCATTTGCGCGCCCACGGCTGTATCGAAGTGGGGAATGAGACCAAGCATTTAATGAATCCCGAAAGGGGTAATGGCCCGCTACGTTCGCCGGACGGGTTGAAACGGCAAATTGCCGAAATTGCGGCGGAAAAACTCAGGAGATAACCAGATGGCACGTATTAGAGATTTGATGGGAACTGGCAACTCCGCAGGGTCAGCAAAGGCCATTGCGGGAACAACCGGCGCAATTACTGCGGCAGGCACCACGCAAGGCGCTGCGACATTGCTGTCATTCGAGACCAACGTAGTCACTTCGGCTGGCGGCGCGGATGCTGTTGTGCTGCCGACCGGCGCTCAAGGGTCTCAACCTGGAGACACCTGCTATGTGCAGGCGATCAGTTCGACCACGGTGCAAGTGTTCCCGGGTGGCTCGGATACCGCGAATGCATCGACCTCTGCGATTTCACTGGCGCAGAACAAGATGCTGATTGCCAAGCGCCTGACTAATAGCACTTGGGGCTACATCGTCACTGCGTAATAGATTTTTAACCGCCCTCGTCGTGATGACGTCGGCTTTTCCTGCTTAAAACGGAGACTTTATGGAACTGGAACAAGAACCGCAGACCACTCTGCGCGATCAACTGGCGGCAAATCTTCAAGAGATGGCACCGGAGCCTTCCGATGCCGCCGCTGGTGGTTCCGTTGAGCCTGAAGTTGAAGTCGTTGATACCGCAGTCATTGGGGAAACCCCCACTGAAGCAGCGGCCCGAATCCGTGATGAGCAAGGGCGGTTCGCCAAGGGTGCCAAGCCCGATGGTAAGGCAGAAACCCCGAAGCCTACTGGAGACCTAGCGCCTCCCGCTCCCGTTGAAAAGCCCAAGCCTCAACGCCCTTCTACGTGGAAAAAAGACCACTGGGAGTCATTCGACAAGCTGGCGGCTGAAAACCCCGGCTTAGCCGAATACATCAATCAGCGCGAGTCCGAATACGCCAAAGGGGTCTCGACCTACAAGGCGGAAGCTGACCGTGCGCGTGAGTTGATGGGCGCAATTGAGCCGTTCATGCCTGAACTTCAGCAACACGGCATCCAGCCCTCGCGCTGGATCAGTGATTTGGGTAACGCCCACAAGATGCTCGCGCTGGGAACACCGCAGCAAAAGATTCAGATGTTCCAAAAACTGGCGCAGGACTATCGAGTGCCTTTACAGGCACTTATGCCTCAGCCGCAAGTTGGTGCTGATGGGCAGCCGTTACCTGCCGCACCAGTTGAACAATTTATGCAATTCGTCAACCCGCTGCACGAAGAACTTAGACAGGTTCGCGGCGAGGTCAACGCATGGAAGTCGCATCAAGAGCAGCAGAAGCAAGCGGAACTCCAGACGCAAATCCAACGGTTTGCAGAAGGAAAGCCGCACTTTGAACAGGTTAGAGAAACGATGGCGGGATTACTCCAGTCGGGATTGGCTCAAGACCTAGACGCAGCGTATGCCGCAGCAATTCGTATGCCTCAGCACGACGACATCTTTCAAGCGATGCAACAACAGCAGCGCGAGGAAGCAGATCGGAAAGCTCAAGAGGCACGACAAGCCACCGCAGCACGCGCACGTCAACAAACCGTGTCCTCACGCTCAGGAGCGCCTACAGCGCCGAAAGCAGCGGGTAACGGCAAATCAGGTCTGCGCGAGTTGCTTGAGGAAGCAGTCGAGTCCCATGCAACCGGCAGAGTTTAATTCACGATGACAGGAGTAACTCATGGCATTCGCCAATAGTTCTATCACTGACATCATCGCCACCACGATCCAGCAACGCTCCGGCAAGCTGGCGGATAACGTCACGTATAACAACGGATTGCTTTTCAAGCTCCGTGAACGTGGCAACGTCCGACCCTTCGGCGGCGGTAATGTCATCCTCGAAGAAATTATGTATAACGACTCGGCCACGAATAACACGAACAGTTATTCCGGTTACGAGGTTCTCAACATCAGCCCGAACAGCCCGATTTCGGCGGCGCAATTCAGCATTACCCAATACGCCTCCGCCGTCTCGATGTCCGGTCTGGAAATGCTGCAAAACTCTGGTAAGGAACAGATTATTGACCTGATGGAAGGCCGCATCTCCGTGGCCGAGGGTCAGTTGATGAACCGTATCAGTGGTGACCTCTACGGTGATGGCACTGGTAACGCCGGTAAGAACCTGACGGGTCTGGCTTCTGCTGTATCGACCTCACCGGGTTCCGGAACTTACGGTGGTATTGCTCGCGGCACATGGAGTTTCTGGCAGAACCAAGCCTTCAGTGGTGTCACTAACGGCGGCGCAGCAGTTTCTGCGGCCAACATCCAAGCCTACATGACCTCGCTGGCGCTTAGCTTGGTTCGTGGCACCGACCGTGCAGACCTGATTTCCGCAGGCACCAATTACTACTCGTTCTATGTCAATTCGCTGCAGGCAATTCAGCGCGTCACCGACCAGAAGATGGCCGGGGCAGGTTTCTCGACGCTGAAATTCTACGGCGGTGGCACGGAAGCTGATGTGGTGTTGGACGGCGGTATCGGTTCCAGCACTTACAACACCGGCACTGGCAACACGAACCTGATGTATTTCCTGAATACGAAATATATCTTCTTCCGCCCGCATCGGGATCGTAATTTCGTTCCCATCGGTGGAGAGCGTCAGTCTGTAAATCAAGACGCGATCGTGAAGCTGATTGGCTGGGCGGGCAATCTCACCAGTTCAGGCCCGCAGTTCTGCGGCGTCCTGAGCGCATAAGGAGATAACCACATGGCTATCGTTACCTCTGGAATCATTGGTGTAAACATCAATGATTATTCCACCGACGCGCAATTTACTCTTGGCACCACCA